TCGTTGGTCTGCGCCGCGCCGTCGGCCGCCACCCCCTTCTGCGTGATCGTCTGCGAATAGCCGAGCAGCGTCGTCACGCCTCGGGCGACGATCTGCGACACCTTCTCGTCGGTCTTGACGAAGTTCGGCGTCCCCGCCCAGGCGACCAGCACCAGGTCGGTCGCCCGCCAGTCGAGAGCGGCGGTGACGAACCAGAAGCGCGCCTGGTTGTACGGAGCATTCAAATCCAGCCTCCGCGAGGAAACATCGGCCGCGCCGGCACCGCGTAGTTGAAGCCGCGATTGGCCTCCTGCTTGCGCAACGCCATCTTGTTGCGGAACCGTTTCGAGTGGTAGACCGCCTGCTGCGGCGCCGACCACGGCTTGGCCGGCATCGCGTAGAGCCGGCCGAGCGTGCCGTCGAGCCAGTCCTGGAAATACATGTCGAACATCCATTCCGGCACCGCCCAGTCGCCGCAGTCGCACTCGAGACACGACTTGCCCACCGACAGCGCCAGCACCACGACGAGCGGGAACTGGCGCATTTCCGGGTCGGGCTCGGCCGTGACCGTGATGTAGTCCGGCCGGTAGATGGCGTAGCTGAACACGCCGCCGGTGAGGTCGCTTTCATCCGGGTCGAAGGTGGCGTCGCCGTCGGGGAAGACCAGCTCCGGCGCCAGCCGTCCCAATGACGACATCGACACGCCGCCAGCACCGCCGATCGTGTGCACCGGCAGGCCGTTGTGGGTGACCGACATGGCGCGCACCACCACGGCGTCGACCGGCACCGCCAAGTCGTATTCGAGCGTGTCCTCCTTGAGGATGATCTCGTTGGCGTAGCGCCACGCCGATGTGCGGCGGAAGAATTCGTCCATGACGTTGAACAGCTCGAGCTGCAGCACCGGATCGGTGACGGCGGGGACCTGCACCTTGAGCGACTGCATCAACCGGTCGGTCGGCGCGCAGGATGTGTTGTCGGCCATGGCTCACCCCGTGACGGTCAGCAGCTGGGCAGTGAACTTCTGCAGCAGCCCGGCGGCGCGGCTGTCGACGGTCGGCTCATCGTCGCGCAGCTGGGCGCGGCCGACAACGTAGTAGATCAGGGTCGAGCGGTACATCGGGTCGAGCGTGATCTTGGCTGCCGAATCGATGGTTCCTGCCGGATCGACCCAGGGGATGTCGAACAGCGGCAGGAACAGGTCGGCGCGGATCCGTTTCGCCTCCAGCAAGCCGATGTTCAGCGCGTCGACGAGGTCGTCGTCGGGATAACGGTAGGGAGCGACTTCGTCCTGGAGGAGACGACGTGCCTCCTCCAGGTACTGCCCAACGGTGTCGAGCGCTGGCATGGGCTCATCCTGGAGTGACGATGGCCTGGGCCAAAGCGGTGCCGTCGAGCACCTTCGAGCCGTAGACCTGCAGGCCGCGCAGCAGCGTGCCGAAGGTCATCTCGGAACGCAGCGTCTCGACCTTGTTGATCTGCGAAGCGAAGGACAGCGCATGCTGGGTGCCGGCATAGATCACCCATTCCCCGGCGGCCAGGCCGGCGGCGGTGCCGGACGGCAGCAGGTTGGACACGTAAATCGTGAAACGGTCGACCATGCCGAGCCGACCGTTCCGCAGGATTGACACGCCGTCGCCGGTGAGGGCGGCGTCGCGCAGCTCCGACATCTTGATCTGCGCCGAGATCCACGCCGGCAGCACCACCCAGCGCCCGGTCTCGGGGATGTTCTGTTCGTCGAGCGCCTGGCCGAGACGCACCAGCAGATCGACGATCTCAACCTTGCCGGCTGTCCCGGCGGGATTGCGAGCGACGATCTGCAGCGGCGTCCCGGTGACACCCAGATTGATGTTGTGCGAGATCTTGCCGGCGGTCAGGCCCTTGTTGTCGGTCGCCGCGGTGCCGAGCAGGGACTTCAGCACCTCGGTGTCGACGACGATCTTGAATTGCTGCGCCGCATCGTCGGACCACATGTTCATCTGGTTGAGGTCCGACTGCACCTCCATGACGTCGTCGAGGATCAGGTTGAAATACTTGCCCTGATCGATCTTCATCTCGATGATGTTGGAGGCCGGACGCTCGACCTCGAGAAGTCCATCCACGCGGTAATTCTTGATGGTGATTGTCGGCTTGGTGCGGATGACGACGGTGTCACCCTTGTTCTTGATCTCGCCCTCGTAGTCGGTGTTCGAGATCGCCGCCAGCACCGTCGAGGCGTAGAACTTCTCGATCAGTTTCGTCGACCACAGGATCGGGATGAAGGTGCCGGCGTAGGCGGGGTTTGGGGTTGTCGAGCCAGTCGGGTAGATGGGCGGAGTGGTGCCGGCTCCCGCAAGGGGGAACCCACCGGTTGTACTGTAGGCCATAGCGAATCCTCGCGTCAGCGGTTACTGGATTCGCCCTTCATGCTGTGCCCGGTAGATGTCCTGCTCGATGGCATCGGCGTCGGCTTCTCGCCCGCGATACTTTCCCGCAATCTTGTCTGCCGTGAACTTCGCAATCCAGGCGGATGTGTAAACGGGCTTTTCGGGCGGCAGGTTCTGCGGCGCCGATCTGGCTCTGCCGGGTGCCGCGAATTCCTCCAGGGAGCGCTTTCCGGTGGTGCCGTCTCCATTCGGATACGGGGTCGGCTCGCTTGCCTCTCGGCTCGGCGGGGATCCGGCAGCCTCAAGAAATCCCCGGAAAAACGATACGACTCGGCGGCCCTCGTGTCTAGAGAAGGCTTCCTGCAGCATATCCTTGCGGATTCTGCCGGAAAAAAGGTCCGGTTCGGCGAGCCAGGCGTGGAAATCCGGGTGCTTGTTGACCTCGCGCCACTCCGGCACCTGGCTGTTCAGGCCGGCATAGACGTCGTTGACCTGGGTCTTCTCGATCACCGTGCCGACGCCGTCGACGCGGCCCTCGAGGCGCTTCAGCCGGTTGGCCAGGTCGTCGAATTCGGGAAAGTATTCCTCCTTGGCGCGCTTGCCGACGACGGTCAGGAAGTCGGCGCCGTACTCGGTCTCCTCCTCGGGAGTGACGAATTTCGGCCGCTGCGGCGGCGTGTCGGAGGCCGGCGGCGGCGCCGCGCCCTGCGCCTTCAAGGTGTTGATAACCCGCTCGAGGTCGTTGATGCGCTCGCCCTGCTGGGTGTAGTTTTTCTGCAGCGTCTCATAGCGCCCCTGCAGCGAGCGTGCCCGCTGCTCCCAGGTCGGCTCCTCGCCGGCCGGCGGCTGCTGCGCCGGGGGCTGCCCCTCCTGCTGCGGCGGTGGCTGTCCCTCCTGCTGCGGCGGGGGCTGGCCTTCCTCCTGCTGTGGCACGCCGCTCATCTCGGCGCGCAGCGCCTCGGCCTGCGCCATCTGGTCGAGCACCTGCTGCGGCGGGCGTGGCGTATGATCGACAGGAACGGGATCGGGTTTCTTAGCCATTGTTGCGAGCCTTCTCGTAGAGCTTCGGCGCGTTCATCAGCGTCGTCGCGATGTCGTGGGCGGCGAGCGCCATGCCTTGCGCCCTGGCCAGCGCCTCCGGCGGACAGCGCAGCATCTCGCTGGTGGTGGCGGCGGAATATTCGCGCATCGCCAGCACGAATTCGTTCCAGCCCTCATGCGATTCGGCGCGCAGCCGCATCGCCGACTCGACAATCCTGCCGGTCGCCGGCATCACGGCTTGCCCTTCTGCTGCAGCACGCGGATCTCGGCCGGGTTCGGCTGCACGTTCGAGGTCGGCGACGCCTTGGCGTAGTCGACGATGGTGCGTTTGGTCGTGCCAAGATCGTTGAGGCCGCCGCGCGTCGGCAAGAGCCGGCTCTGCTTGCCCTTTTTCGGCATCATTTCAGCTTCTCCTGCGGGTCGAACATGCCGGCGTAGGACACGTTGAAGTCGCCGCCCTTCTGCTTCGGGTAGGAGCGGGTGTTCCCGGTCGACGGCGCCTTCTGTCCGCCCTTGGAAAACTTTTGCGTCAGCCCGCCCTTCATCGCATAGGCCTGCTGGTAGGCAAGACGCGAAATGCCCTGCCCCGACGTCTTCGAGACCTTTGCCCGCGGTGCCCGTGCCATCAGCTCTGGCTCGAGCGCCCGGATTTCTGGCCCTTGACCGCAGTGAAGCCGTGCATCTTGCCGCTCGGCCCGCCCTTGGCGAAGGCGGCGCCCTTGCCGGATCCCGGCGTCACCGACGAGATGCCGGGCTTCTGCGGCGCCAGGCCGGCGAACTTGTGCATCTTGCCGCTCGGCCCGGCCTGGATCTTCTGCTTGCCGGCCGGCTTCGACTTCGAGGTCTTGCTGGGCATTTCGCTTCTCCTACGCTGCTGGTGGTGCCGCCGGGTTCGGCGGTGTTCCCGGTCCGGCCCCGGCGGTCGGGCCGACGACGTTGGTCTGCGGACCCTGCGGCGCTCCCGGAGGGCCGGGGGGCGCCGCAGGACCACCGCCTCCGGGGGGTGCACCGGGAGGTGCACCGGGAGGGCCGGCCTGGGTCTGCGCCTTGATCTCCTCGTCGGGCGGCACGATCTCCTCGCCGTCGAGGCCGATGCCGTCGGCGACCGAGCGCAGCACGTTGGCGCGGCCACGCACTCCGGTGATCTGGGCGTCGATCGGATTGGCGGTGATCTGCAGGAATTCCAGCTGCCGCTGGCGCTGCGTTTCGCGCTGCATGGCGACGTTGACGCCGAGCACGACGATCGATTCGTCGCCACGCAAGTAGCCGGTCTGGTCGGTCAGCATCACCATGTCGTACAGCGCCGACACCGCCGGCTCGATGACGTCGCCGTCGATGTTGGCAGCCACGGTCTGCAGAATCTTGGCCGCGTTGCCCATGAGCATCGCCAGGCCCGAGGCGGTACGGCCAGCACCGCCAAGCCGCTCCGACCCGGTAATGTACCGCGGTATCGCTGACAGTTCGTCGGCGATCTGGGTAAACTTCTCGTAGACACCGAGCAGCTCCTGGGCATTTGAATTCGGCTGGAAGAAGGTGATCGGCTGCTGGCCGTTGTTGGCGCCGAGCGGGTCGGTCTCGACGTGCCAGCGCTTCCACGGGTAGAGCTCGTCGCCGTTCTCGTTCTCGGCGACGCGGTCGTCGTTGACCACCACCTGCGGCCCCGAGGCGATCGACATGTTGTTGATCAGCGAGCGCAGGGCGGCGTTGGTGGCGTCCTGGATGTCGGCAAGGATATCCGGCAGGGCGTTGCCGACCACGGTGCCCGGCACCTTTTCAAAACTTGTAACGTAATAGGGGGCGCGCTTGCGCAGGCTGGGCGACAGCTGCACCTTGAGCACGTAGCGGCCGATCTTGAACACGTCGACGAAGTAGTCGCGCATCTCGTCGGGGATCTGCTGCCGGGTAAACCCTTGATCGAGCAGCATTTCTCCCTGCACGTAGCCGTGGAACTCGAGCATGTCGAGCATCCCGGACTGGTTCATCCTCGGGTCCTCTCTGGATTCCATCACCGCCCTCGAGGTGTCCGACGACGAGGCGTTGGCCTCGACGTAGCCGGACCTGCCGTACCATTTCAGCACCTCGCGGATGGCGTCCTGGTTGTAGCCCGGCAGGCCGATCAGCTCGTTGAGATCCGATCGCGTTACCCGCGTGCGCTCGATGACGGCGGCATCGGCGATGTTGGACACGCCCGGCGTCCACCAGACGTCGAACGGCGACACCCGGTTCC